CTCTTCCCACGGTTTCTGATTGACAGTTTCACAGGCGAACAACATGAACATGAGATTAGACCACCCATTTCCAAGTGAGGTGTTCATTTCGCCACTCATTCTAGTTGCTTCAACTTCTACTTCGAAGAACTTGTTGATGCAAAGAAACCGGCCAGATAAGACGTAACACATATCCATAAAATGATTATGGTCGGGCATGAATTGCGTCATGTAATCATACATGACGAATTCACAATTTTCCATTAAATTTTTAACGAACAGCGACTCAAAAGCCGTATAATCGGTTGGTAAATAAGTAGCACCAATCCGATAAATTCTGTCTATTATATATTGTGCTCTATCAGCAGTTGGTACATGTTTAACGAAAAATTTTAACTTGTAGACAACTTCTTCAATTAATCGAATATAAGGACCAAATTTCACCTTAAATTCGTCTACCCTTGAGTTAATTGCCCTACCATGCTTGTAATCAGGACTATATGGCTCGTCTTTCATAAAAGTTTTGCATTTGCTATATTTTTTTGAGCGTTTCCTCCCTCTCTTATCTAATCCGCAAAAAAGCTCGTCCAGACTATTGTTGATCTTTCGCAACTCTTCCTTCCTATACATCGCGTAGGGACATTTTCTGATCCACGTTTCAAAGGAGGCGTCTGAGTCAGCCGGGAGCGGGGTTAGATACTTCTTGCAAAATTTTAAAACAAAAGCATTCATTTTGAAGTAAAAATTGCCGAAGGGGTCAATTTCAACATCTACATCAGTATACACATCAGGAGGTCTGAAGGCAAAGCGTTTGTTAACACCAGCACGCAATGTCATCGCATCACAAGGATCAGGATGAGGCAGAGCCGCCCCATTAAACTCCAACCCGAGTGAAACGAAAACAGGAGAACGGTAGGTATTGTCTTTCCGTCTCATTTTAAAGAACTTGTATTCTGTTTTTATCGGCAACAACTTTGGTAAGTCTATCTCATTGTAACGATAGCCGTAACAGAATTTCAACATTGCTCCTTC